TCGTCTCTTCTTCAAAGCTACGGTCAGAAGTTTCTGTTTCGAATACTTGTGCGTGTTCGTTCTCGTACTTACCGTACTCTAAACCAAACAACGCATTTAATCCGGGCAGTAGCTCTTTTAGTAGCTGAGCGCGTGAAATAGCCATAGTTAATTACCTCTTATACGCCAGTAGTTGAATTGAATTGGTGGCCGTCGTTCCACTTAACTAGTGCTTCGGTATACTCACCATCAGCATTCTTAGTTTCTTCAACCAACGATACGATACGTACCGGCAGTGTGTTAGTGGTCGCGGTTGATTCGCTTACAGCTACACGAGAGTTACCGGTATTTACATCACCAGTATTATCTACAAGAGCGGCATTAGCACCAACGTCAGATTGAGTCATAGACCCAATTGTTGCATTGCTAGACACGATAGCTACTTTAAACAAAACATCTGTTGTGTCTGACACATAAGCTTCAATGTCAGTAGCTGCTGTGTTAGCAGGGTAGTACTGGCTAAATAACTTATATTTTAAGTTAGGGTCTGTGTATGTACAGCCCAAGAAAACACCGATAAATGTCATTGCTGCGTCGGCGGCTTCACGTTCAACAGTTCCGCCTGTTACAAGTTTAACTGCGTCTCCGTAAAAGATGTTAGTAGCGTAGCCACTAGCAATCTTATAGTGGCGGGTTAGGCCAACAAACGATACGCCGCTTAACAGTTTAACAGGGCGAAGGCCTGATGGGCCTTGAATAGCAGGATAAGCCATTGTCTTATCTCCTAGTTATTGTCCATTTCCAAAAGTGACTTTAGATTTTCTATCCGAGAATAGGGGCATCCGTGGGTCGTTCTCCCGCATGAAGTTATGGTCAACCGAGTTAGTCTGTGCTTTACTCTGCTGGGCATAGTAGGCATTACGCTCTTCTACAAACTCAGTAGGTGTTTTACACAACATTAAACCACCAATAACAATGTTGTCTTTAAACCGTTCATTTTCGGTAGACACCATCATAATTTCTGGGTGGTCAGTAGCTTTAACTGGTTCCCAACCTTCACGCAGTTTTGAAGATACGTTCATAGCGTCAACTTGACCTAGCGTAGCGATCCGTACCCAGTGAAACTGATAGCCCGGCTCCGGGTCAGGATTAGGCAGAAGTTCAGGCTTTTGCCATGACTTCGTTCGGGTTGTAGTTTCACGAGTTTCAATATCGCGCTTTAATCTGTTATCAGCCATTTCCGTTCTTCCTCATATCTAATGCAACCTGTTTGGCGTATTGTTCGGGAGTAAGCCCGAGACGTTTAGCTAGTCGTACTTGTGTTTGCGTAAGCCTAATTTTCTTAGGCGCTGTGCTCCGCGTGGCGGGTGCAACTACACTCGATGACCTAGACTGTCTATCTGGTTCTCCTTCGAACCGTTCTGGGAACAACTTTCGCATACGGGAGTTTATAGTCTCGTAGTAGTCGTCTGACTTAGGGTCTACCCCTTCTGAAACTAACTTGTTGTGCAGCCCTAAGGCGTAACCTGTCATTTCAGTATCGGTGTGAAACCACGTATTCTCTTTAGCCCAACTTGCGGCTCTTTCATCAACAGCGGCAGTCTGCGTCTGCGCTGGCTGCGGTTGTGTTGACTCGTTACTGTTATCTTTTACACTACGCTCAGGGCTTTGTAAAGGTTTAACTTGGTAATTATTTATCTTTTCCAGTCTAGCCTTTGCATTACCCATAGCTTCTTGTGCGTCTAGGACGGCATCGGAATCTCCGGCTTCGTACGCTATTTTGTACTTAGTTCTAGCCTGTGCATACTCAGTATCTACGTTTTTCTTAGCTTGGGCGATGAGTGCTGTTTGGCTCTTATTACCTGTTTCTTTTAACTTATTAATCTCGCCCATTAGCTGTTTAGTAACGCGCTCTAACTCCTCACGCTCTCTAAACGCTGTTTCTTTAGCGCGTCGTTCGTCGTGGTAACCCTTAGTAAAGTGCTTAATACGGTTACGCACTTTCTCAGAATAGTTCTCGAGCTCATCGTCGGTAACATCTTCTGGTGGGTCTGAAGGCTTACGGTCACGGTCCGCTTGGGGGGTGTCGTCAACTATTTCTAGTTCGAAATCTTCTTCGACTTCTTTCTCCTTACCGCCCTTCGCAAGGGGTTCAGCACTTGACGGGGAGATTTCGATTTTATCATCGTCATCATTCGGAAACTCAAATTCTACTTTTTGGAATGCCATAATTATTCTCCTAAACAGCCATTACGCCGCGTGGGTCAGGGATAACAGCTTCAACAGAATCGTCATTCATCAGACGAAACTCTTTACCGTTCACTTTAAATCGCGTACCTGTATTCATGCGGAACATCACATAGTCACCTTGCTTACACCATGGTCCACTAGGGAAACGCTCTTTATCGCCAAAGGCATCTTCGCCCATGTCAATAACTATGCCCATTATCGTGGTGATATAGTCTCGATGTTTCTGTGAATCGGTCTTAATAAGCGAGCTACCCGCAAATGTTTCTTCCATGCTGGGTAACGCCACCAAGATTCGATAGCCTTTAGGTATCGGAAGCTGAGCTTCCATTTCCGCATCAGTAGGTCCGCTTAGAGCTTCTCGCGCTTTTGATAAATCAATCGCGCCTAACTGAGTTTGTTGTTTCATTATTCATCATCCGTATAGTTTTTCTCGAGGTCCATTATATTTTGGAGTGCGGAGTTGAGACCTCGAATCTTCCCCACCACCAGTTTGTAATCTGAAAAGTCTTTACAGCTACCACCCGCTACAAAATCGGAATGGCTTGTAACTTCTTCGTTAATCTGTTTTTTAAGTACACTAAATACTGTTTCGGCCATTACTGACCCCCTCTGTCTTTACGTGCTTGTAGTAGCATATTTGCTAATTCTAAGTCTAGGTTGTTAGTGTCCATAACCTCTGACTGACGTAGTTTGACCCCTGCTTCTTGGGCGTCTAGTGCTATCTCCTCTCTATCTAGCTCTAACTGTTTAACCTTCAGGCGAGCATCAACTTGGTCCTTGATTGTTTTACGCTCCAACTCTTGAGCTTTCAGCATAGCATCTGCTTGGAACTCTTGTCCTTTACGTTGCTGCTCCTGTTGTTTAATCTGTAGCTCCATCTGCTTCTGCTGCATAACTGGGTCTTGAGCCTGTTCTTGAGCCTGTGCTTGCGCGGCTTGCTGCTGGTTAGCTTGTGTGTTCTGCTGTCCAGCTTCCGCCATAACACGTGATAGTTCAATCTCTATCTCTTCAGGTAGCTCTTGGCCCATAGGTGGTAACTTAACACCTAGTTTGTCTTCTATCTTCTTACGATAACTAAACCCTAAATGCTCCGCCATGTGCGCCTGCAGGGCACCCATAATCTGCTGGGCTTGTGGGTTCTGACCAATCATTTGCATCATCATCGGGTCTTGCATGAACGATGTATGTGTAGTTAAGTGGGCTTCGTGGTCCTGATACTCGAATGCTTTCATAGGTGTGTTTATGAGGGCGTCCATGTTCTCGCTAACAGGGTCCTTAGGCTTCATGTCGGACTCGATAGGTACTAACTTCTCACCATTCTTTATGCCTAGCACTTCTATCATCTGGCGGTGTAGTTGTGGTAGGTCGTATATCTCTGGTGTTGCAGCCGCCATCTGCATAACCGTCTGGTACTGCACTATTCGCTGAGCCATAGTAGAGCTGTTCGGGTCAGATACAGGTATAACATCAACCATCATGTAGTCGCTTACACGTGCTGACGCCTCACCGCGCTCTGGTAAGTACTCATAATCCTGCGGAGCGTTCTCGGATATAATACGCTTGAGTAGTTTAAATTCTAACTTCATAGCAAAGTGGACGCGAGACTGCACTGCCGCCATAGGCTTTAACACGCGCTCTAGGATTGCTAGAGTAGTACCTACTGGGGCGTTAGCTGACATCTCTGATATGTTCGTATCACTAACAGCGCCTAACCTACGGCCCTCAGAAGTAATAGTCTGCAGTAGTTGGAACAAAGTACCGCTAGGCTCTTTGTATGGCAGCATCATAATGTTGTCACGTATGGTACCGCTTGGCACATCTACGTCTTTAAACTCGCCCGGCTCAATAGGTGTATCATCACCCTTAATCCGCATACCTCGGGCTTTTAGTCCGCCCGGTAAGTTAGACAGTGTACCCGCGTCAACTAGCTGGCGTACAATAGATGTACCTGCGCGAGCATACCCGCCAACTATGTGGATTAGTCCTAGTCCATAAAACCCGAAGCCCGGCACGTATACGTAGTGTACGAAGTGCTGACGTTTTAGTTTAAGCTCATCGCCTTCCTGCCAGTTACGGCGAACACTTAGTACCTCGTTAGTACCTCGCTCTATTGTGACTATGTACGGGCGGGCTATCCCGTCTTCACTGTCGCCTGAACCCTCAATCACGAGGTCGGCGTGTGATTCAAATAGTGCAAATCTGTTGTCGTCGGTCAGTGTAAACCCATCTTCCTCAGCTTTTCTTTCTTCTATATCTGTGTGGAACGGTTCAGGTTCACCTAAGTCTACATCTCGATAAAACCCGCTAGCTTGTAGTTTTAAGACCTCGTTCTTGGTCTTACGCATGATGTGAGTAACGCGCTCTGCGTTTTCTATGTTAGACGCACCGTATGGCACAATAACATCTTCTGCTGGGACGTAATTAGCCGCCTGCCTACCCATGTTCGGGTCAAAATACACTTTCTTAAACGCGGAGCCTGACAAACCCAAGGCATATAACATACGTTCATGCTCTGACCGATACTCGACCATCTTCTCGGTCAACTGGTAATTCATGTCGGCCCGTACGCGCTCGGCGGCGTCTATCTTCTCACGGTTCTCTTCGCCTAATATCTTGGTCTTTACTGGCCCTGCTGCGGGGAATGTCTCACTCATGGTCTCCGCTTGGAATCGTATGGCTGCTTCCGCCAGTATGGGTGAGTGCACCCCACAGGCGCCTTCCCACGGCTGGGTACGTTCTTCGTGCTTAAACCCTAGTAATTCTAAACCTTTGACGAATGTCTCTGCCCACTCTTTGCGGCTTTCTATGTCACTACTAATCTCCCCCATAAGTTCTGAGGCCATAGTCGCTAGTTCTGTGTCGTCTATATACTCAGCGAGGTTAGCGTCGAACGGAGCATTCGCAAGCTCGTCTTCTTTGTCGTCCGCTATTAACGTGATTTCTACAGAGCCATCTTCGAACTCCTCAACCGTCGGCATCTCTAGTTCGAGCTCTAGCCCGATTATTTCGTCGTCATCTGATAGACTATCTTCTAGTCCTTGTGGAGCTTCATATAAACTTTTTTCAATAGCCATCATTTTATCCTAGTAGTATCCGCCGCGCTTGCTTTTAAAGTATTTGTCTTCATCTTCCTCGTCGCTGGGTAATCTTATAAACCCACCGCTTCGAAACCTAGATAGAGCCATGGTGGTAGCGTCAACAATGTCGTCGTTTGCACCAAACGGAAATTCCGCGATTTCTTCCATTATCTCTTCTGCCCACCTAGTACGTGGTAGCCATACTAACCCAGACCGTACGATATCTGCAACTGAGTTAAGTCTGGCTAGTTTATCACCACTTCCTCTGTGAGGGGTAAATTCTTGTATCGGCAAGCCAGTACGTCTCATTTCCTGATACAGGGCAACGCCTGAGGACTTCTTCTCAACGATGAAACAATCTGGTTCCCACTTCTTGTACAGCTCGTACGCTAAGTCTTTGAGCTCGGGAAATTCCATACGTTTCTTAATCATGTCCAGACCCATTATGTCCGTAGAGTTGTTCTCCTCGTTGTTGAACACGCCCCATATAGTAAACACACTATAGTCATTCTTGTTCTTGAGTTCGGCCGCCGTATCTGCAGTTATTATAATATACTCAACATCGGGTGGCTCGTCCTCTTCCCACCTTGACCACCACTCGCGTTTAACGATAGAGCCTTCTTCCGCCGTGGGGTTTTGTTGGTACTGTGCGTTCCACTGGAACACGGGCATTGAAGCTTTAGTACGCAGTAGTGCGTCTAAGTCGAAAAACTCCGGCCATAGTGGTTTCTCTTCGATGAGCCCTGTTTCTTTATTCTCAACTTCTAGTATGGCAGGGAACTCTACAACCTCGTATTGGTCAGACTTCGGGTTCTTCGCCATGTCTCGTAGGAGCTGCCCTGTTAGGTCAGACTTGTGCCATCGAGTAGCAATTACCGCTACGCGCCCGCCCGGCATTAGTCGTGTTCTTGCACCAAACGCAAACCACTCGTACGCTTTGTCGAACACGTCAAAGTTGCCGTTTAG